CTGCTATTCAGTACAATGCCCATTATACTCTATATCCTTTAAGCATTAATTTAAGACCTACACCAGCAGTAGTGGAGCCAATCTGATCGATATCTACTGTTATTTCTGAATCATCAATTAAGTTAGATGTTGCAATTACTGCTGGGGTCACGGCAGTTGTGGATGTTTTTTCGTTTGAATCGATAGACAGTCTAGTAGAAAAGATCGATGAACCGTTTTGATTCACATCCACGATAATCGAGCTACCATTTGGAGCAGTTCTAACGGATGCTCTTGCTTCTGTCAGAGCCATACCATACGGCATTCTAAATATAAGAGCGTTTGTAGTTACCGCAAGATTTGATGTTTCATCGCTACATGCAAATACCAGATACTCTGTGTCCCAATTAGCGGAGTTAGTGATGACAGTACTATGTGTACTCCACCAGTCATCTGAGCTAGCTGCTACTTCTTGTTCTGTTGACACCCAACCCGAACTTAATTGCCGTACAGTAGTATATGTAGCATCATATCGTGTTGTGTCAACTGCACTTCCCCATGTCGCACTGTTTACGTAAACCGTAGTATTCGTATCGATCCATGCCGCACTTCCTGTACGTACTATAGAAAATGCACCGCTGTTATTAGCGCTCTGCGAATTAAAGCTAGTGTATACACTTTCCCATCTACCACTATTAGGGTATACGGCTAAGTAGGTATTTTGCCAGTTACCAGTTAATGCTCTTACAGCAATATCAGCTCCAGCAGAACTAACTGCAGCATCCCAATTTGCTGATTTCGCATAAACAATACTATATGTATTTTGCCAGTTGCCAGTTAAAGCTCTAACACCGAAATCTGCCGTTGCACTCCATGCCGCACTATTAGCATAAACCGAACTATATGTATTATTCCATTTACTGCCATTATCAACAATAGCTGTATACGATACATTCCAGTTAGCGCTGTTTGTGTTTACTGTAGTAAACACATTATCTGCAGTTACATTACCCCATCCACCGCTTTCTGTATTAACGAGTGTATAGACATTGTAAGCTGTATTATATGCATCATTCCAGTCACCGCTATATGCACGGGTTGTTGAAAAGACACCTGACCATCTCGCGCTATTGGTGTATACTGTGGTATTTGTACTAACCCATGCACCACTAAGAGCGCTTAATGTATCGTAAGATGAATTCCATTTAGGGGCTAAAAAATTATTATTGAGTTGTGTCGGTGCGTTCCATACACCCGCCTTTGGACCATACATCTGATACGTAACAGTATCGAGATAAAAATCACCATCATTACCTACGAGGGATGTAGGTGCGATACTACCATTAAGCACCGAAGTCCCGGGTTCACCTTTACATAGTGCTGTAATAGCTGGTACATTTAATGAAAGTTTTGCAGATATGTTTGCCATGTGTGTAAAGTATTTATTTTAAAATTTTATTATCTACAGAGGTGTTATAAGAATATAATTGTCTCCGGCTTCAAACGGTGCTGTGCCTGTTGATACGGTGATTAGCGGGTTTGACAGGATCGGTCCTGTATTGTATGGTGGAGCGTTTACAACAGAAATGGTATCAAACACAGTAAGAAATACAGGATCGGGTACAAGACCGAGGTATGGTTCAGCCGTGTATGTAAATATATCTGTACCTTCTTCACCACTTAATGAAGTAAAGAAGCCGTTGATATTGAAGTTCTTTATCTTGAGACTTGTTCTTGTAAAGCTCGATGCAAATGAAAGACAGCAATTAAGTGATGGTGGTCTGTCTCCAGGAATATATACATCTGCGTAATTTACAAAACATTCACTTGACTCCGGGTGACTAAAATCAACAATCACACGTTGACAAAAATCAGTCAGCCTAACACGAACCCGCCTATACTCAAAATCACCTGCAATACGCTGTTGATATAACGAAAAAGGATACTCGTATGCCGAGCTACTCAAGCTCTCAGAGCGGTATTTAAAGTTAAATTTTGTATTATATGAATCGCGAATAGCTATAGTATTAGATTTAGGTACTGTAAACCCACCATCTGACCCAAACCCGCTTGTTCCGAAATTCCCAGTAATATCAAACCCTACCCCTAACTCTCCATAATATGCACCATCATAAAAGTCACGTATACCACCGTTATCATGTGCAGAGATACCATTTGTCATTGCATAACATAAACCTGAACCCGGCCCCCCACCCTTTAAGTTATCTGCAAATGCATTAATAAAGTATACACAAAATCCTTCACTACCTGATACTTCTGTACCATAACAAGCATAATCAAAAGAAACTACTATGTCTTTTGATGTGTCGAGATTTTTTGCAAGAAAAATAGATCCTGCTATAGCTTCATATGGGAGTTGATAGAGGTTTGCCATATTGTAATTACTATATTACTTATCAACTAACTTGAATTCTCAATTAGCTAGATGTATTAAAACAACTCTTCCTCCTTTATTGAGTGATGTTTTTTATTCAGAAACTTCAGGTACTTCGAGCAACCCAAGCCTGTTTATTTCTGCTTCACACTCTTCTTTGGTTCCAACAAATAAAGTTTTAGGCGTGGCAATGGATTGGTCTGTTTGTTCATAAAAAACAATTGAAATTTCGTCGTAGACCAATTTCCAGTTGCCTATAGAATCGTCATAAGACCAGGTATTTTCATTTGGGAGAATTATCATGGGACTGTTACGGAAAGGGTTGAGGTAGCTGAATTATAGGTCGCTGTTGTTCCAGCAGGGACGCCTGTCAAAGTTCCTACGCCCCAAGCGCCTGATGTTGAACCTTGAAAGAAGCGAAATGTTGTAACACCAGACGGAGGCGAAACATTGAACGAAACAGCAATGAATGAGCCAGCCGAGTTAAATGTTGCGGTCGCGGTTGATGCTCCAGTTGTTTGGAACGCTCGCAACAATCCCGTAATAATTGTTTGCCCTGTGTAGGTTAATGTTCCAGACAGAATAAGGGTTCCGTTGCCCGATTTGGTCAAGTTTCCGCCCCCTGCAATATTACCCGTAATAGTTATCGTGTTTGCTCCGAGTGTGCGATACTGAAGTGAAGTGTTTAATTGAAAATCATTAGGTAGGGTCACATTCGCCGATGTGTCGATGCGTCCTGCGGCGTTAGAGAGAGTAAAAAGTCCCGTTCCGAAAGCATTGCTTGATGTGTATAATATATAGCCAGCTAACCCAGATGAAACAAACGATGTTCCGCCAGAGTAAGTATTGTTGCCACCTATTGTTAAAACTGCCGTTCCAGTTTTTGTCAATGATCCCGATCCACTTATAACTCCATTTAAAACGGATGCTCCTGTTATTGTGAGGATTCCAGCATTTATTTGTGTTGGTCCTGTATAATTACAATTTCCAGACAATGTAAGTCCGCCAATTCCATTTTTAATCACACCAATACTTCCAGTAATTACTTGTGAAATAGTTATTGCAGAATAGCACATGAATTGACGAAATGTTGCTGATGTGCTGATAATAGCACTAACCACACTTGTACGTATTCTGGCTGAAAGTGATTCTGTGAGCGTCATCCTACGATTATATAAAGGGTATTTACAGCAGGAGTTATTGCATTATAACCCGCTTGTGTAATTTGCATCATATTAGTTAGCGATGTAGCTCCACCTATACCTGTTATGTTAGAAGTGACAAAACCTGACCAATTAGCGGAATTACTTTGAACTGTTGTAAAAGCACTATTAGCTTTACTAGCAACATCAGTTAATCCATTAATCTTAGATTGATCGATTTCTGCATTAGCTGCAACATCAGTATTAACTAATAAAGAAGCAGGGGTTTGATAGACACCGTTGACGGTTTTTACTAATCCCGATCCAGCAACAGACGGTAACGTAGTATGTATGTGTGAGGGATGCGTTGAATCAAACCAAAATCTAATTTTACGAGATTGATTATCAGATTTTGCAGCCCAAAATTCTACATAAATACGATCCGAAGTAAGTAATGTAGTTTGAGGCATTGTTACATTAACAATATACTGAGCTATAACAGTAGGATCATAAATATAAACATTTTCAGAACTTGCTAACGGAGTATATGTAGAAGTTGAAGAGGTGTATTTATAAACTCTAACTTGCATTGATGATTGGTTTACTGAGGCATTACCAACTATATCAACCCAAATATTGAAATCCCAAAGACCAGCTGGAATATTTGTTACTGCTGGTTCTGAGGATAAAGAAACAAATCCAGCTACTAATGTATAAACATTTTGTGTCAACTCGGCTGACTCAAGAGAACCCGATCCAACTGAATATTCTCTACCTAATAAAGAAGGAGCTACGGGAGATGTAGGAAGACCATTTGTGGGAGAAATACCCGTATAGTTAGCATAATTGAAATAATAGAATACTCCACCTCCACCGCTCCCCCCAGTTGCAATAGAACCTGGAACCCATGCCGTGCCGTTCCATTGTAAAATTTGACCGTTTGCAGGATTTTGTACCGAAACTGGATTGCCTTGAATAGATACCACGGTTGCACTTACTGATCCAGCTGAAGTGTCTGCTGTTATGTCTCCATTAAATGTTGGAAGTCTAGCAGCACCAAGAGTACCACTAGTGATATATGAAGCATCTATAGATGCACTATTTGCATTATAAGAAGTATATACACTATCCCAATTTGCAGAATTAGATCTTACTAAAGTAGTAGCCACCGTGTCTCCAGCAACTATACCCGTTAGTTTACTACCATCACCATAGAATGAACCAGTTGCTGAAACATCATTAATAAGAGTTCCTGTTAATGTACCACCGCTTAAGGGTAAAAAATTAATATGTGTGTATTGATTTGCTAAACTATTATCCCAATTAGTTGAAGAATTGGATTGAACATTTGTATATGTATTTTCCCAATTAGCCGTTAATCCTCTTACTTCAGTATCTGGAGCAGCAGCAGCAGCTAAATTTGTTAAACCACTACCATCACCATAAAATACACCTGATGCGCTAATATCACCGGCAATAGTCAGCTCTTCATTAGGAGTGGGCGTATTTACGCCCACTCTCCCATCCTCAGTATGAAATGTTACTACCGGTCCTGTACCGACAGAAAAGTTGTCACTGCGAACAGACAGGTCGTTAGGTATATATTCCGTCATACTATATTATTTATGCAATATCGTATAATCTAATGTACTTTGTGTTGCCGCCTATTGTTATTGGTATAAAGTCATTGATAGCAGATATCGATGTTGCGGTAGACTGTGTACCAGCAAATGTAACAGTGTTGAAATTTAATGCATTAGCATATACTGTGCCGTTACTACTTACGCTACCCGCTACTGTTACTTCTGATGTTATGTCTGTGGTACCTACACCGACTTTACCAGTGGAATCAACGACGAATGGTGTACTGTCGGGCTTTGAATCATCAATACGAATAGCATAACCACTGCCTTGCTGTACTATTCTTAAAGCATCTTCTGTTGTGTTTGTATCAATTAATACCGCGCTCGCTGTACTTATCTTTGTTTCAATATATGTCGTTTCACCAAAGACAGAAAGGTTTTTAGTTATTGTAACGTTTTCACTAATAGTAAGATCGCCACTTATTGTACCGCCTGTGAGCGATAAATATGTGCTATACGCATAATCACGGGTAGCATATGTAGCACTGTTAGCATTAACGTTACTATAAACTGAATCCCAATTAGCACTTGCAGTATTAACGCTGCTATAAACTGAAACAGCATTAGCACTGTTAGCATTAACGTTACTATAAACTGAATCCCAATTAGCACTGTTAGCATTAACGTTACTATAAACTGAATTACCATTACCTATGCTATCATAAGCACTATTCCAATTAGCGCTCGCTGTATTAACGCTGCTATAAACTGAAACAGCATTAGCACTGTTAGCATTAACGTTACTATAAACTGAATTCCAGCTTGCACTATTTGACGTTACATTACTGAGTATATTATCATATTTTGGTAATACTGTGTCAGTACCGGTTTGAGTAAGAGAGCCGCGAAGCTCAATATTATTTGTGTAGATTTCTTGTGGCATATGTATATATATTTATTCTCTAGCACACGTAAAATATTGTGAATTTAATATTTTATTAAAAATTCCACAAACGTAATGCGCGGTCTGTACCATTAATTTTTAAAATTAAAAAATCTCCACTTGCAGTTAATGGTGTTATGATGTTTTGTACTGTCGCATTACTTAATTCTATATTATTAGCATATATATTACCGGATGTCCATATATGATTTGACGCACTTATTTCTCCATTAACCGTGAAATCTTTATTTGGGGTTGATGTTTTTACACCAACGTTTGGAAATGTACCGTTATTCCCTCCAATATGAAAAACTTCTACTCCTGCATCAATGTCATAAAAAGATGCTATGTCTCCGGTTCCACTATTTCCTATCCATGCTGCTGGTCCCGATCCTACATGTACAACACTCAGGGCACTTGTTGTAGTAAAGATGGTATTAGCAAAAGTCTGTGTACCGGAACACGAAAGGTCACCATATATAGTAACATTTTGCTGAAATAAAGTGTTACCTGTTACTGTACCGCCTGCGAGCAGTAAATAATTACCCTGATTATCATACGCAGATTGCCAATTAGCAGAGTTAGTGATGACAGTACTATGTGCACTCCACCAGTCATCTGAGCTAGCTGTTACTTCTTGTTCTGTTGACACCCAACCCGAACTTAATTGCCGTACAGTAGTATATGTAGCATCATATCGTGTTGTGTCAACTGCACTTCCCCATAAACCGCTGTTTGTCCAGACTGTTGTATTAGTATCGATCCATGATGCGCTGTTTACTGCAACGGCACTCTGTACTGCGAGGTTGTCAGCACTTTGTGAGTTAAAGCTCGTGTATACGCTCACCCAACTACCACTGTTAGCATATACATTAGAGTATGTATTCTCCCAATTTGCTGAGCTAGCACTAACTGTTGTATATGTAGATTCCCAGTTAGCTGTTAAATTTTTTATATCTGTACCTGAATAACCCCAATCAGCAGAAAATGTATTAACAGTCGAGTATGAATCACTCCAAGACCCGGAATTACCTCTTACTGTAGTGTATGTATTTTGCCAGTTACCGGTAAGAGCGCGTACCTCATTATCACTTGAACTGTTCCATGTGGCCGAATTTGTGTATACTGTTGAATATGTATCTTGCCAGTTACCTGACAGACTAGCAATTTCAGGTATGCGTGCTACTGCATTATTCCAGTCAGCGGAATATGTCTGTGTAATTGTAGATGCTTCTGTCCACCTACCGCTGTTACTTCTTACATTAGTGTATGTATTTTCCCAGTTGCTGGTCAGTATTTTAACATCAGTTCCGTTATATGACCAGAATGCTGAGTTTGTTTGTACGGTACTATATGTATCCTCCCAATTGCCTGTAAGTGATATAAGGGCAGTATCGTTAGATGCCCATTGTGCTGAATTGTTTTGTACGGTGGTTGATATATCAATCCATGTACTACTGTTACTATTAACATTAGTGTATGTATTTTGCCAATTACCCGTAAGTGCTCTTACACCTAAATCCGTAGAATTATCAATCGCCCATTGTGCAGAATTAGCGTTTACTATAGTGAATGTATCATTCCATTTTCCACTGCTACCATTAACGTTAGTGTATGTGTTTTGCCAGTTACCAGTAAGCGATATGAGGGCTGTGTCGTTAGATGCCCATTGTGCAGAATTATTTTGTACATTAGTGTACGTTGATGCCCATTGTGCTGAATTGTCTTGCACATTAGTGTACGTACTTTGCCAGTTACCAGTAAGCGTTATAAGGGCGGTATCATTAGATGCCCATTGTGCTGAATTAGCATTTACAATAGACGAAGTACCTGACCATGTACCGGAGTTAGCTTGCAGTGTATTTGTGTTATCATTCCATAGTGGTGAATAATTATTAAAAAGAAGTGAAGTATAATCCCAAGTAGCAGATTCACTCCGCATTGTTGACTCCGTACTGTCCCAACCACTACTATTAAGTGCAAAGAGACTCTCCACATCATTCCATCCCGCACTATTAGCGAGCATAATACTGTATGTATTATCCCAATTTTCGGTATCGGTACCGCCCCAACTTGCACTAAGAGCTCTTACTGTTTGATATGTAGTTTGAAAATTACTACTATTGGCGATGTAAGATGTCGATGCATTTCCCCATGCACTACTATTTGAGTAAACAATTGTCTGTGTTTGGTTATAAACGTTGTTTAATAGATCAATAATCGGTACACGTATTTCAGATTTTAGACCGCTATCCTGATATCCTACAAAATAGCTTGACAGTAATAATTGACTCTTGTCACGCTTAGTAAAATCAGAAAATCTCTTAGTGCTAAATGCCATACTATTATTTATAGACTATACATTATATTTAAGCCGTCCTCGGTTGCGATATATTCCCCATCAAAAGTAATGTATGGTACTGGTGGATCAATGTGTCCCCACACGAAAGTATTATCTGACGCGTCAATACTACCTGTTCTTGAACCTATTGTTGCGTAATTATCAAATTCTGTTAAAAAAGCAGGATTAGCGAAGTTTAAATCTAATACATCCATTGTCGGCATGTACATTGTTTGAGTTTTTATAGCTACAACACCGCTAATATATGCAAACTCTATTACGAAAATATAAAACATACATGACACATCACGTCCTACATATGTCAATTTGTATGTGTCAGTATCATTGTTATATGTCAAGACAGGTTTATCAATTTCTATAATATTGAGCTCTATGCTTTTGTCAATTAATGAAAAGCTACGCAACATTTCAAAAGTTAAACTCTCATCACGCTCCTGTGGATAAACCTGTGAAAATTCTTTCGTACCTATATCATATAAAAATACTTTTGGGTATATTATTTTGTAATTTGATGCACTTAACTCCGGAAGTATACACATCTTGCATACAAGAAGATTATTATTTATTTCATCGAACCATACAGTAGATACTTTCTCAAACTCACGATGCGTACCTTTCGAGATGGCATTCATTGTACCTGTATTACTGTAAATCTTGCTACCATCAGGTGATGGTACTACGGCATCAAATATTGCGTAATTTTCTGTCTCTAATAAAATTGTATCATAATATATATCGAAGTTTATAACCTTTGTATATAGTTCTTCCTGTATAGTATTATTATATTTGATGAATATTGCGCTTAGTGCTGAAGAGAGTGGCAATACTTTAGAGTCTGACGCGCGTCTAAAATACATATCACCATATACTCTATATTCTGCATCATAAATTGTTTTATTTTCTGTTACATATGATGATGTGGTGTCGATGACAGTTTCACGTAAAGGTATATGGTAATCAAGGAAAAAAACAGATTCAGTATATAAGGATGGAGCGCTACCTGCTCCGCAAGGTTGACCGCTATTCGCTACAAAATAAAAACTACCATCATAATCACCGATAGATGTAAACGGTGGTGTATATGTAAAATCACCTGGGTATGCAAAAGTAGCGCGGTATGTCGGGAGATTTAAGTGATTGACGCCACCGTCTACCAGCTCTTCGTAGTACAATGCTGAGTTGTTAGGGTCATATGATGGGCTGTCAGTTGGCATGTCTGGCAGTAACGAATCATTTGAAAGTGTAAATGATTGACCGTCTTTTACATTACAATCATACTCTACATTAATATAATCTTCACAGAAACTTTCGGGCTGAAACTCATAAGATATGATTGTATAGTCGACACTAGAAAGTGAAAATCTGCCTGTACCGGAGGGTGTGTTGTTGAAGGTAGAGGTAGATGTTTTTAAGATTACTCCAGAATAACCTTTTTCAGTATCTACAACATTATAGTTAAAATTAAACCCCGAAATAGAATCGTAAAATACATGACCGTCCAAAACGAGACATTGGAATGGCAGAGATGTAGTTTTTGAAAGCTCCTGTGTTACTTTATACGGCTCAACGTCTTTATACAATCCGTAATCGTTACCGTAAATATCACTCTTATACTGTATGAGTGTTTTATTAATAGGTAATTGTGTTTGTATTCTTTCATCAATAGGAAACAAATTGGCAGGTACCAGTGGATAAACATCGCTGTTTGCCCATATGTTCTTTTTTTCACCTTTAAAAAATTCTTGAGAATCTGAATATCTTACTAAACCAAAGTTTGATATGTTTAAGCTCTGTTCACGCGATTGATAAGCGCGGAAAGTATGTAGTTGATAATCTGACTTGACGTCACCGAATGCATATTGGTTAGAAAAATCGAGTTTGTTGAAATAATTTTCCTCACGAAATATAAACGGTGTTCGAAAATCCTGCTGTGTATTACTTGTAATGTTACCGTATTTTGATGGATCAGGGAAATAATATACAGTATTCGGATCAAGTACCTCTTTTACAACGGGGACGAATTTAAAATTCGTAAAGTGTAATAACCCTTGTTTGTCTGGTTTAAAAAATAAACCTACTTCTTTACCCGTCTTTAAGAATTCTTCACTAGGAACAGCTGCGACGCTAGGGTAGCGTTTATTTAAAATATTTGCAAATTCACTTTCAGCTTCAAATAAAATGCCTGAAGTGCTAATACTGCCTGTAGAATTAGTTTGTAAATAATAAAAATCAGTACCTATAAATTTTGTAACAAAATTTTTCTGATCAACAAGATTTAAAGACTCAGGTTGCTGTACGCTTATAAGCTTTGTATAATCACTATCTTTTAAAAATCCGAGTTGTGTAGAATTAATGGCTGGATCAATTGTTAAATTTTTACCAAGCTCGATAAGGTAAAACGGATAAAGAAATATTGCTCTTAATATACTTTCATCCAGATTTAAAAACAAATATGGGTCAACAGTATATTGGTTTAAATTAAAATATTTTGAACGTTCATCATTATTGCTATTGTACGCAGACGCAGGAGCAACTGGTGATATATCATAATAATTTGAATACACGTCGTAAATATCTTCAACTTCTACGACAGTATCATTTTTAATTGAGGAAATAGGTGAATATAAAGATGATGTATCTCTTACATAATCATCAGTAGTTACAGTTTCGATTATAGCGTTATATATAAGTTTCTGTACACCATAATTTGAACCGTTTAAATTGTTAGCTAGTGCTGTATTTTGTACTTTGTCACGCAGTGTGGAGTAATAGAGACATATATCTTTTAGCTTTTTTGCAAAAAACGGTACTGCGGCAGCTAGATCGCGCTGATTTGTTGGATCAATATTCTTGAGAAACCTCTGTTCGTCGACAGTAGAATAATTAATAACAATATCATTAATAAGGCTAAAATAAAGCTTTTGTATTGTTGCTTGACTATCTGCTTTCGATATATTTTTTTGTGTAAACCAATTATTGAGATAAGAGCTATAACGCGCAAGATATTCTTCAGTACCTGAAGTAATATTTTCACCGCCAAATTTTGCCCATTCAATAAATGTTAATGGTTCATTATTGTCAATTGGCAGTTGTGTGGGTGTTAATGATGTTACAGAGTTAGGTAACCTATCATCTATAAACCTTGTGATATCCGACATATATGTATTTAATTGTTATATGTTATATTAGCAGCAGAAGTAAATAGAAGTAATCCTTTTGTTAACTCATAACTTAAGAGTGTCTGTGCAATTCCGTTATCCTTGCTCCACATATCAAAAGAACTTTGATTATAGCTTAAGGTTGTATGCGGATCATCCCAATTAATAACATTATTATATATCGTACCATCATATACAGAGTTTATTTCGTAAAATTTATAATAAATGCTTATATCTATACCTGAAATTGATGGTGGTGCTACTAAATTCCATCCCCAAAAATATGAGAAAGTTGACAGAGGTAATACACTTGACAGTGTATAATTGTTTATGCCTTTATCGTTTACTTTAGTAAACATATCAGCAAACCTTTCATACGCAACTACTGGCTTACCTGCAATAATGGTACCGGAGAGAGGTGATATTTCTTTACCTAAATTTACCCCATACTTTGTGTTTACAGGGTTTGTATATTTGTAATCAAAGTTACTATTATATGTGTTGACGTCACCGAAAAGATGTTTATGTTTTATTGATAAGATGTCAACTACCCGTCTAAGTTGCGGGGGGTAAGAGTAGTTGTATTTTTCAAAAGAAACTATAAATTCTGTGCAAAATGATAATAATGTTTCAAGCGTACACTTATTAATGTCAGTTTTATTAGTAACAAAGTTTGCTATTCTTTCATATACTGTTTTGCCAAGCTCGTATGGTTGTGAACTCCCGTCACCAACGATTTTACCGAGAAAATCATCAAAAAATATTTCTTTATCAAAGAGTACTTCTTGGTGTCTTATAGATTTGTAAAATTCAGCGAGGTTGTAATCTTCATTAATTTTTGCGATATTATACATTCCCTCAGAAGAGTATATATTAAATGTATTGGATATGCCGGTCAAGTACTTGACAGTTGTAGACGGCACCATGTATTTATTAATCCATCTTTGCCCAAACCAATCACCATATGCTTGAAATTGTTCAGTTTCAAAAGATGATAATGGGTATGATGATAATACCGGTGGGTACTGTAGATCTAAGTATGATTGAAATGTAAATGATGATGTAGGTGGTAATGTACTATCAAGAACATAAGCCTTGCGATCCATATTATTAATAACCCAAATAAAATCAGCTGTATCACATGCAAGCCCAACAAGGCTACCGATATATGACGTCTGATTTCCTGCGGAGCCTGCTATATAATGTGTGGTATTACGTGTTATTGCATCGATTCTTGTTAAAGTTTGCTTACCATGCGTAACCCACGCATTTTGACCGCCATCGACAGCGATATTGCCAACCATTTTGAACCCGGATAGTGGGTAACCTGATACTTTCGTGCCATCTTTTTTAAATTTATATACTAAATCGTTATATGCAGTAAGCGTACTACCTGTTGTGTTGTTGTTTACTGCAGTAACCCATATGTTATAGTCCCTATCGGCACATATCTCTACAGGTTGCACGCGCTTTGGAAAGTGTATTGCAGTTAACAACACTCCGTTGGTATCATACTTACATAAAAAGTTTGAAAGAGGGTGTGTGTAAGCGACCCAAACGTTATCATCTCTATCAGTTTCGACGCATGCAGGTAATAATGTTGATTCACCGACATACGCGCTCAATCTCGGTACATTATAAGAACTACCTTCATAATAGAAGGTATTATCGTATGGTGGTAGAGCGATATTTGTGACATACCCTTTCACATTATTAATTTTAATTACAATACCAGTTTCGTAAAGAGCACACCATACATTTTGCTTACTATCCAGCGCTATGCTTGACGGTGCTGCAGCATTAGGGTAATAAGATGCAGCACTCAACGGCACTTTCAGTCTATAGTCTCTTTGATAAATAAGACTATTAATAATAGTAGGGCATGCCGAGAGTCTAAATTGCTTGATTAACGTACCGTCAGCTTTATAATTCAGTATAGTATCATTAGTCGAGTCTGCTACCCATGCCTGATAGTCATTATTCTTACCAGCACCTGAAGGTGCTACGGAAATAGCCAGTATATTACGATTAGGTTCTGTTTTTAAGAATAATTGTGCAGCAGTTAATGTCATCGACACAAATCCAGCGCAGCTGTCGTAGAAGTTTTGTTTAAGAACCTGCATCAAATAACTATATTGCGGTACCGCTACGTAACCTAAAAGAGCATCTTTTGGAAAATTAATAGGATCAATAAGTGTAATAGCTGCTGTGAGTGCACAATTTAGTGCTGTTTCATCAGATACAAAATATCCCTTATAAAACCCACCGGTAAATTGTGGTATTTGGTCGTCAAAATCATCATAAAATTTTACATTAGTAACTGGTACAAGACCATTATCCGTTACTTTAACAATACCTGTTTCAATAGAATTTACACCTATCGTAGAGAGCGTGGGGTGTACTGTCATTGAGGACAACGGTGGGTATGTCTTTGTTGTAAAATTATCATTATCTTTTAATTTTACAACAAAAGGTACTGGTGTATATTGCCAGCTTATTTCTGGCATTTCAAACTTTGTTGTTGAAAGAGTGCCTTCGCCATCAATACCTGTAGTGGTTATAGAGAGGTGGTCTGCAGGATTATGTCTCACTTTAATAATCGGCTGTGAGAGTGGTTTTAAGGACTGAAAGTGTGCCGGCAACGGCTTGATTACATCATAAACATTATTGTATTGTGTGAATTTATCGTTAAGTAGTGTATTATTTGGTGTAGCAAAAACAAAGATGGGGTTTTCACGAGAAGTGAAATTTTTTGCTCTATCATCAACATAATAAAACTCTGCTTCACCAGTAACACCGGTAAATATACTACCTTCCTCATCTTTTGAGCATATGTTAAATTCTTTTGTTGTATTATTGAGTTTTGCGTAAATTTCGGTTAAGTTTGCTGTTACAGTATCAACATCTGTATATGCTTCCGAACTACCTAACTTTTGTTTTATTTTAAAACGGCTTAGTAAGCGCAAATGTGACCATTTATCGTTAAAGAAATTATCAATATTTTGATAATCGCCGGATGCACCAGATGCATAAAGTGAAAATGTGTGGCCAGTTGCGCTAACAGCGTGGTAGTTCTGCCAACTGTCACGCACCAATATTTTTAGCGGGTCACCAATCTTGCTTGCTGGGATATCGTAAATTAGTTTTCCAATATCATCAAATACGTAATCAAACGGTATGAAGTCAAATATTTTTACTGTTGGTGTATATATACTTTCATATGCTTCACCGTGTACGTCAAGTATTGTAAGTTTTACCTGGTATTCACCAGGCCATTGATATATATGGCTTGCTGTTAAGTTATTAGAAAATGTACCGTCGCCGAAATCCCATCTAACTATTTTATTTGATACGCCGAGCGCACCAGAAAGTAAATCCGATGACGTTAAATCGGGTCTAAAGATAAGAGGTGTATTTTCAAGCGTATATGAAGAAAGAGCGTTACCCCCTGTATAATCATTTATATAAAAATAAAGATATGAGCGTTTAAAATCTGTATTCATTAATATTCTCGATTAATAAGTTGAATGGCGGGCGATACAACTGAAATTTTATTAATAAATTCTGTAGTGTTGTTAAGAAATGGGTATTTAAAATACGGTAGCTGTAAATCCTGTGAAGTTATATTGATATCATTGTAAGGGTAAACAGGATTATAAAGCATAAGACTGACACCGGGTATTGAATGTACAATACCGTTGATCGTTGTCGTTGTATTTACACTAACTACACCCTCAATCGACAATATTTCGTTGGTGATGTCAGTAAGGGATATATATAAACCGAGGTTATTGCGTGTAGTAGAAAAATAATTACTAAATATCCTATATACCAATTCTTGTACTGCCTCAGAGCTACGTGCCGATGATGGGTTGCGTATAACTTCTAGCGTAGTTATATCGCTGAGTGAAGGTGTAAGTTCAACACCCGCTACTCTCACACCGATATCAACTGCAGTATATACCGGGTCATTGATTATTATCTCTGATGTTGTTAGTTTTATTTGTTGTAAATCGTTTAATAAAATCTGTTTTTGAGCACTGTTGAGGTAATTATTTCTTGCAGCTATGGAATTTATTTTTTCTAATTTCGGTACAGAATATATATAAACGTTATTTGAATTACTTGCATCTGCAAATTTAAGTTGACTATAAAGTACTCTCGATTCTAAATTAGGCTTTGAGACACCGAGATCAAAATAATACTTTAAGTGACCGGAAATATATTCCCAATTGTTTACGGCGCGCGTTGACGCAATAATATTACCGTAATTTTTCGTAATGTAGTTTTCAAAATCTGATGAAGTTATTAACCTGTATTGCGATTTAAATGTATTAGTAGCGTTTGCTTTTATACTGTTTACTGATTCAACTTCTACAAATCGTGTTGTAGGGTCGGTATTGGTGAATATTAACCCTGACGTCTGATTTGATGAGATTAGTGTAAGGTTTGGTGGCGTAGTATCAGACTGTATGCCGTTAAATCTTACGGTATTATATAAAAACATTCTATTACCGTTTATTGTATTAGGTCCGACCTCACCTCGTGCACCATCAGATTGTAGGTAGTATATTGCTATTTCATCGTTTGGGTTTAATTGTTTACCGGTAATATCGTTACCGAATTTTATTTCATATCTTAAATTCTCGTTCAACCGTATTTCGTACGTCTTTGCATTTGCACGTTCGAGAAATAGTGATTGTGTTGCTTTCCATTTTTCCCACTTTGGGTTAGCAAGCGTATTGTCTTTTACATAGACATCAATATTAAAGTGATCTATGTACGGGCTATTACCGTTAATATCAACAATGGTAGGTGTAAGTACTTCGTATGGTTCACCTGTTGCGAAGTATGTCGGATACTCGTGGTATAGACCTTGATATAAGAGATTTTCTTCTTCAAATTTAGTAAGTTCTTCTAATGTATTAGTAGCTTTTGTAAACGTTATATCTTTGTTAAATGAAAATGTTAACCCGTTTATAGTAAAATATGAATATCTAGGTATTGTATATGTACCAGCAGGTAATACCGTTGTCCCCGATGCTTTAAATGGTAATATTGCTGTTTGATAGCCTACTGGTGCATAATTTAATAATTTTACAATTTTGTTTATATTCTCATAAAGATCAGCAGTAGAGAATGTGCTCTCAGCGCCTGTCTTGTTAAGATAAAATAAAAGAACGTGATATGCATATCCGATAATATCAATAATAGACGACAGGTTACTACCTTCAAAGTTTTGATCAGTAAAAACATTATTCGTACTAAGCCGTTTAATAATTAAACTTTTTAAGCTTAAAGCATCAAATGCAGCGTAGCCGTCTAAGGGTATATTATATTCTGCAAAATTATTATTCATATTATGTATTAAAGAAGAAACCGGAATTATTTAATGTACCGACAAGTGTAAAGCTATTTTGATTAATAGTCGGTACATTAATGATGAGGTTTATTTGATACTGGTTAGCATCTGCATCTGCAGGTACAAAACGCACGTCGATAGGTGAATTTGGATCTTTCGCTCTGCCTTTTGCAGTAATTGCCACAACTTGTACTTTTTTAACTTCAACGCGCGGCTCAAACGTTGTAATGCCATCGTATATGGCCTGACCTATGAGTTCTGCTGTTTCTTTAGTACAAGGTTCAAATATATACTGTATCAAATTAATACCAAAAAAAGGATTGAGTAATTTTTGTCCAGGTATTGTTGTAAATAGATTATACAGAGAGTTTTTTATAGCACCATAATCATAACTTAACGTAAGATCTTTTGCTTCAGATTGTTTTAATAACTCATTGTTTTTTGTATAATTCATCTTGAGATCAAGATGAAGATCGCTATACGTAAATGTAGATAAGGTTTTTTTTGGTTGCTGTATAGAGTTGAGTTTAATACTCGCCATATAAATATTTATGACGTTTTTTACTTTTAAAAAATGTTTCTCTCGTACCTAAATAATAAATAATTATAATGAATAAAAAATTCGTAAAGCTTTATGAGAGTATCCGCACCCGTTATACCAACGGCGGGCTTCTCGCCAGTGATGTTGTAAAATTTGCAGATGGCGTCTTGCGTGATCCTTTTTTTAAAGAGGTACAAGATGAATATAAAAAAGAAGTAGAAAAATATATTACATCGGGCGACACTTTACGTATTAAAAGCATTAAAACAACTATGCCAGCAGTAATGGGAGCAGGTAATACCGATAATAATGGTTATAGCTTTAATGCTGAAGTATGCCGTGAGATTGCTCCAGGTAGATTTTCAAATGATGCTATAACTGTACCTGTACGTCTTTTAGTGCGTGTTGATTCATATCCTAACTTGCCTGAAGTGCCTGCAAAGCACAAATATGAAGATAAATCACATATCGACGCTAAGCCCGTAAAAGATGAGAGTGAAGAAGTGCCTTTCTTCTCTCCAAATAGAACACGCACTGCAGATCTTGGTAACGGTAAAGATTCAAAAAGTGAAACTAATCTTTCTGGTAAAAACGTAAAGATCCCGAGCATGCCTGCTAAAGGTGTAAAAGATCCTGCAAGTTATACTGCAGCTTATCTCCCGTAAATTAAATCTCTGATAATTTTATTAAACAGGAATAACAGTTTATTTCCTGATCAATAACAAAGCTTGATCTATAGATATATTCCGCAAGTGTAATAAGATAGTTTTTCTTTCGTTCAATATCTTGCTCTTTTGAATCAATATAGTTAAAGAGGTCTCGCATTAAAGCTACATAATCACTACTAAATGTGTGTTCGTTTTCAATAAGAACTTTACGAATATGATTAATGTTCTTTTTTTGTATTTCTTTAAAAATCAGCTCGAGCGTTTCATTATTTTTTAAGTTATCAAGCTTAAGAGTACCGGTGGATGAATTCTTCTGTAGTTCATTGATGCACTTTCTTAGATCAGGGTAATTATTTTTTATTAACTCAACAAGCTTAGGTTTCTGGTCATCTGTTACACTAATATTTTCTGATTTGAGAACTACAACACACCGCTTTAGGACGCTTTCAAGTGTTGGTGTTAAGTCAAACGATTGACATCTGCTTTGAAGAGCTGGAATTACTCTATATTTGTAATTTGCAGTTAAAATAAACCGTGTTAACTTAGCATATTCCTCCATTGTGTTGCGTAATACACGCTGTGCATCAATAGTAAGACCATCACACTCGTCAAGTATTATAACTTTTGTTTTTCCATCGAAACTTCTTGTCTGTGCGAAGCTCGTCACCTTAGTACGTATAGTATCAATACCATTCTCATCACTTGCGTTAATGTACAAATACTGACACTGTAGGATATCATTAACAATGATCTTTGCGAGCGATGTCTTACCGAGACCAGGCGTTCCGATAAAGAGCAGATTGGGTATCTCTTTTTTCTCTCTTACAGACGTAAAGAATTCACGTACAGAATCTGTACAAACATAAGCATCTAGTGTAGCAGGTCGATATTTCTCACACCATAAGGAATTAAAATCATATGCCATAAATTATTTGCCTGATGAACCGAATCCTTTTTCACCTCTATCACTTTCAATTACTTTACCCCATTCAACAGGCATATGAATATTAAAATACAATACAAATTGCGCAATTCTATCACCTTTTTGCACTTTATAATCTACATCAGTATTATTGTACAGTTTAATCCCGGCATCGCCTCTATATCCATTGTCGATGATGCCGGGGTGTGCAGAGACACCATGCTTAAAGCCTAACCCGCTTCTTGATTCAACTTTTACCCAATATCCTTCTGGAATAAAAGCAAACTTTAGCCCTACATCTACCACAGCACTACCCCTTGCAGGTATAATAACTTCCTCTACACTGTACACATCGTACCCAGTATCGCTTTCATGGTTTTTACTTGGTAGTTTTGCATCAGGGTGTGTTTGCTCAAATTTCATTATCGGCAAATATTGAACAACTTTATCTTTCGTATCATTATAATTCATGTACGCTATTATAATTTTTGTTGTAAGGAAAATCAATGTGGTATTTTTTATTCAAAAAATTTTATTTTGCCTTTTCTCGCTAACTGTTTAAGATATACAAGTTCATTAACATTGTTGTGTGATCTTGTGATTGTCTCTGTATCTCTATAATAATGCTTTGTTAGCATACCATCGTAGCCTGTTACGTAAATTTCTTCTTGTGGAAATTTATTAATAATAAAATCAAGTGTTAAAATGCCGTTTGTAGGTTTAATTTTTGTATTATCTTTACATATTGCTTTTGTTAACTCAGTGCGTCTGTTTGCACTACAATAAAAAACATTCTTTACGTGTGGGTGATGCAGCATAAAAAACTGTAGACATCTTTCATGCATATATCTTACCATATTATGTTTTTCAATAAACATACCCTGCACAAAAAATGCTTTCTTTATTCTTTCTGACAAAAAGTTTTCTGTTTCCATGAAATTATCATAATCATAAATATCAGTAAAGATAACATCTTTAAACCCCGATAGTTCTGTGTCTGTATATGCAATTGTATGGTTCGCTAAATGAAAATGTTGTCTCCATGTCACTCTAAACATGTCCGTTTTTGTTCCTGTATATTTTTCATATCCCGTTATCTTACACTGACCCATTCTCACTACATAGTCAAAACTGTCTATTTTATGACCATTTTCTTTGCATAAAACAGTACTGCCGTTACCTATTACAATTATTTTCATATTTTACTTGTATTTTTATTCAAAAAATTTTATTTTACCTTTTCTCGCCAACTGTTTAAGATATATAAGTTCATTAATACTATTATGACATTTCGCATATGTCTCTTTGTCTATAAAATAATGCTTTGTTTTCAACCCGTCATAACCTGTAACGTAAATCTCCTCACGTGGAAATTTATTAATAATAAAATCGAGTGTTAAAATGCCGTTTGTTGGCTTAATTTTTGTATTATCTTTACATATTGCTTTTGTTAATTCGACATGCCCGTTTACATTGCAGTAAAAAACGTTTTTTACGTAAGGATGGTGTGACATAAAAAGCTGTAGACATCTTTCATGCATATATCTTGTCATATTATGTCTTACTGAATACATCTTGGATAGAAATAGTGGTTTTTTTATTCTTCTTGAAAAGAAATTTTCTGTTTCCATGAAATTATCATAATCATAAACTTCAGTAAATAATATATCTTTAAACCCCGTTAATTCAGTGTGCATAAGTGTTACAGTGTTGTCATTCACGCAAAAGCATTTCCGCCATGTTACTCTAAACATGTCCGTTTTTGTTCCTGTATATTTTTCATACCCCTTCATTTTACACTGACCCATTCTCACTACATAATCGAAACCATCAATTTTATGACCGTTTTCTTTGCATAAAACGGTACTGCCGTTACCTATTACAATTATTTTCATATTTTACTTGTATTTTTATTCTAGATATTTTATTTTACCTACTCTTGCAAGTCGCTTAAGGTATATATGTTCATTAATATTATTATGACATTTCGTATATGTCTCTGTATCTCTAAAATAATGCTTTGTTAGCATACCGTCATAACCTGTTACGTAAATTTCCTCACGTGGAAATTTATTAATAATAAAATCAAGTGTTAAAATGCCGTTTGTAGGTTTAATTTTTATATTGTCTTTACATATTGCTTTTATTAATTGTGCGCGATTATTTGCATTGCAGTAAAAAACGTTCTTTACGTAAGGATGGTGCGACATAAAAAGCTGTAGACATCTTTCATGCATATATCTTACCATATTATGTTTTACTGAATACATCTCGTATAGAAATGGTGGTCTTTTTATTCTTCTTGAAAAGAAATTTTCTGTTTCCATGAAATTATCATAATCATAAATATCAGTAAAAAGTATATCTTTAAACTCTGTAAGTTCAGTGTGCATATATGCGACAGTGTTGTTATTCGCGCAAAAGCATTTCGGCCATGTTACTCTAAACATATCCGTTCTTGTTCCTGTATATTTTTCATACCCCTTCATTTTACACTGACCCATTCTCACTACATAGTCAAAACTGTCTATTTTATGACCGTTTTCTTTGCATAAAACGGTACTGCCGTTACCTATTACAATTATTTTCATACTGTATTATGTGTATCTTTATTCTAGATATTTTATCTTACCTGTCTTTGCTAATTGCTTAAGATATATTAGTTCATTAATATTATTATGCGATATACCATATTCATTGCTAGTCTTAAAATAGTATCTTGTTATCGATCCGTCATAGCCTGTTACGTAAATTTCTTCTTGTGGAAATTTATTAATAATAAAATCGAGTGTTAAAATACCGTTTGTAGGTTTAATGATACTATCATCTTTACATATTGCTTTTATTAATTCGACGCGCCCTTTTGCATTGCAGTAAAAAACGTTTTTTACGTAAGGATGATGTGACATAAAAAGCTGCAGACATCTATCGTGCATATATCTTGCCATATTATGTTTTTTACTATGAAAACTTCTGACAAACCTCGGTTTTTTTATTCTTCTTGAAAAGAAATTTTCTGTTTCCGTGAAATTATCATAATCATAAATATCAGTAAATAATATATCTTTAAACTCTGTAAGTTCAGTATCTATATATGTAATTATGTTGTTTGCTTGATGAAAAAGCTGTTTCCATGTCACTCTAAACATATCCGTTTTTGTTCCTGTATATTTTTCGTGTCCTTTTATTTTACATCGACCCATTCTCACTACATAATCGAAACCATCTATTTTATGACCATTTTCTTTACATAAAACGGTACTGCCGTTACCGATTACGATTATTTTCATACTTTTATTTATCATTTTTTTAAAAAAGTATATATACACTAAATGTGTTATAAATAATTTTCGCGTATGGAAGACGAACCAAAAGTTACAGTTGAAGATTTACTAGCTCAATTACAAGCTCCCGTTGTAACTGAAAGACAGATAGAGGCTCCTAGACCACCTCTCCGCAAGGAAGATTTAGAGGACTTTGTAATACAAAAAAGCAGTACCCTTGTTGATGAGACACTTGGCATGATAACAAACGTAAGGGATTATATTACTTCAGCTCCAGAGAGTAAGGATGTTTCTTCAATAGCAGAGTTAATAAACGCTGCATCTTCCGCTATAGAAACGTTAAACAAAATAGTTATATCGAATAAAAAGAACGAAACATCTATTAAAGTCAAGGAAATGGATGTAGCTGCTAAGAAAGAAATACATACTGCGGAAGGTAATCTCAAAGTAGCACTTAAGAGGGAAGAGCTATTTAGTATGTTGTTTAACGAAGCAAAGCCTGTTGAAGCTCAGGTTGTAGAAACTAAGCAAATCGAAAACTAACCGCCAACTGATGGTTTGCCGGATTTATCAGCTTTCTTATATTTTTCACAGCTAAACAGCTGCTCAACAATCTTCTGTTTAATCTCTTCAAGTAATTGCTTAAATGTTTTCTTCATGTTCTTAAGTAATTTAAGAATGTTAAATTGATCGAGAATACGTTCGACAAATTTTGTAACCATATCTATAACCATTTGTTTTACATCTTTAAACTTCATTTTAAGAAGTGCTTCAAGATCTGGGAATGTAATTAAGGGTAATTCAAAATTACAAATAATTGAGTAAAGCTGTTCTTGCATTTTTATTAAACCTGTTAAGCTCGTAGGTGGCCCGGATGTGGCGACACTTGCTGCAAGGCTAAGTAAATCTTTAATAGAGCCGAGATCTACAGAAGGTAATATAGAAGGTATTTTTAACTCTTCTAAGAAAAGACCTGGATCGAGTGCTTCTAAAAGCTCTGATGATGTAGGCAGCAATCCACCTGCAAAATCAGCACCGCCTACTAGACCGCCAAGCTGATTAAGACCACCTGCTGCATCATCATATGCACTAGCCCATGGATTTTCTGCTAAAGGATCTGTAAAATTAGTAAACTGATCACTTATCGCACCCGCTAGTATATTAGTTGTATTCTCACCACTAAAGACACCTTGAAGTAATTCGCCACCCAAGTCCGCAAATTGGGAAGGTATACCGAGGAGCGCTAATTGTGAGGATGCGGTTGCAGGTGATGATGTATCAATAGCGTTTGTTAGTGCAGGTGTCGCTGATGTTGAGAGTCTTTGTATAATAGACTTACAAGGATTAAGACCTGCAGATATACGTTTCAATAAGTAATCTACTTTTTGATATACACCTTCAACATTAATAAAGAATGTATATATATCAGATTTCTGTCTGTTACTGTATTTACCCGCTCCAAGGCTATCTAATAGTGTTGTCATTTGTGCTAGTACATCGGTGCTTGATTGTGCTTGCTCGTTCTGTGCTGTCTGTATGCTACTGACACCAGGCGCTGATACTGCTCCTGAACCTTGTTGCTCGGTAGGTGTTGATGATGGGGTACTCGCTACTGGTGCACTTTGCTGTGTTTCTACTGGTACATCAGTAAAGAAAGCATCGTACTGACCTGCCGGCTGACCACCTTCTGACGGTAACTCTGATTCTATTATTTCAAGACCACGCGAATCATACTGTGTCGTCAAAGCAGCGGGTGCAGTTGCAGGTTGCGGTGCTGGTGCTGTTCCTGCCTGATCTTCATTTGCTGTATCTTCAAAAAATGCATCAGTATCTATAACTGTTTGGCCTCTTATAGTTCTTGTAGCTGCCGCTTCTTCTGCTGCAGTTACATTGCTATTTACGTTTCTACTATTTATTATTGCTTGTGCTGCTGCATTCACCCCTGCATTGTTGATAGGCTGGGTAGGTTGTGTACCCTGTACGTTGTTTAAAAATGACGTGAGACCGCTACGTGTTAAGGACCCATTCGGTACTCTAGTTGTTGGATCGAGTTGGAATGTGAGGCTATGTCCACTCCCACCGGTAACTCGTCTACCTGCTTCTGTTGTTACTATAGGTATACCGAGGGTTTGTGCTAATCGACCCGATACTTCACCCCACCCATTTTCTGCTGGTCCATTGTCACCGATAATAGCACGTACTGTTGTTCCGTTTTTATTTGTTACATAAACAACTGTACCTAAAGGATACTGCGCACCTAGTGAAGAATCATAAACATATCTTCCGTTAGCTCCGCGTACCATAGTAGGCGCAACAACGAAGATATCTGTTTCACCATTAAGAAAACCATCCTGTACTCTATATGATGTTTTAAATTGACCGATCGCTGGTCCAGAGTATATCTTGGCGTTTGGTGAACCATCCCAATCGAGTCTAGCTTCTGCAGCATTGAATGTATTGCCGTCTGTTGCTGCTGGTATATCGTCAATAAATTCTGAAGGGGGTAGTTCTGGTAATGTTGATGATTCTGTTATTATCTCACCACTACTTATCTCCGATCTAACTACACCACCGCTTGGTGTTATAATTTGCGAACCACGGCTTTGGAAGAAATTATTAATGATATCACCTTGAGCAGCTTTTTGTACTAAAGCCTGTGCTTGCGATAAGCTTGCAATCTCGTTTATCTCATTAAGAATACCGGCTGCCTGCTCTTCGCCTGACAATACAATAAAGTCTTTATCTGCAGCTGTTGCAGGTCTGTTGTCCCGGTAATTAAACCCAGATTTGTTACCTATATTACCAAGGTAACTTATATACCTAAAAATACGTATATCACTAATTGCTGCTTTTAACCCGAACACCAATGCTTTTACACCGGTATTAAGTTTAACAAATGTAGGTAAATCATTAATTAAGTTAACACCATGGGCGAGGGTAGCATCAACCGCGAGATTTGCTTGTACTGTTGTATTACCATAAGCAACCGGTATAAGGTTACGTCTCATTAAAGCGGTGTTAAACTTGCTTAAATTAAACATTATATTTCTTGTTGTCGGGCTTATTTTGTTTTCTGAAGATGCAGAAAATGGTATTGGTACACCGTATCTTTCTTGTGTTATGTCGATAAGTGGCAACGTGGAATCGAGTTGCATATATTTGGTATTTGCCATCACACCAATACTGTCGCTTGTAACATCAAAGAAATTACTGAGGTCAGTGCTACTCAAGTCAGTAGGCACGACACCAATAGCTGATGAACCTGCTTGCACTAAAGGGTTATTTGCAAGATTGCGTACACTTGTAGCTGCTTCAGTTGCGAACCTAGAGAGACCTTGTGGCACCAATCTCGATAAAAAGTTATTTGTGAACGAGCTGCCTGAAGTACTTTCTCGCGTAATCTCCCTGTATGAATATTTTTTTCTTACAACCCAGTGAAGAATAGAATCGTTCGCATACCTAAAGGATTTAAATAGACTTTCAACATTTGTAAAAAAAGAGTTAAGTTCTGATACCACATTACCAACTTTAAAGCTATTGCGGAAATTCGCAGCAGCTTTTATTTCTTGTTCGCTTGCCTTATTACCAAGACCGCTTTTTAATTTTATTGACCCGTTGTTTAAATATACAAGAGATCCGGTAACATTAGCGTCAGCAATGCTCTGGCTACCTGTAATAACGTTTGTATTACCTCTCCTGCTCATATACTTGTATCACTATTTAATTGATTCTTTAGGTATGTCTTCATACATCTTATATCTGTATAATATTCACCGTTAATAAAATGATGCTCAACACCTATAATAAAATATATACCTAATATTTT